GATTGCGATGAGTTGGATTTTCTGAAGAGAAGACCAAGATGGGACGAGGAATTGGGCCTATATATGGGCATCCTCGACGAGAAGTCTATCTTCAAATCCCTTCATAGTAACCTCAAGTCAAAAACGGAAACGCAGGAGGCTGTTGCCAGTAGTTGTATTGGCTCAGCTCTCACTGAGTGGTTTTTGTATGGACGTGAGAAGTACGACGAACGTCGTGCACAAATGAAGGAAGTAGCCGAAAGGCATGGTTTGACCGAGTTAGTACATGGGCTAGATTTGGATTACGATGATCGTATCACCAAATTTAGACATACGTACTATGGCCAAGCCTAATTTTGGCACCGTGTTCCGGGGAACACATTAAACATCCCCACCTGTTGGTGACAGGAAGCGTGATGCTTTACAAATCACCATCCACACTCTGGTTACCGTATTCAGTCCGATTGTACATACTGTAGGACTAAATATAGGCTTTGTGTGGTTTAGGCACCTGTAATGGGTACCCGTATTTACGGGCGTGTTTCGCCAACACAACAATGTATGTCGCTGGCCATTCTTTGAGCGGAGAATGGTACAGTTGTAATTATAGTAGCTTAGTGAAAGTAAATTTAATGTAACAATAAACAAAACAAATCAACGAACACAATCAGAAATGGTAGCTTTTAAGGATGCCACTTCTACCTGGGAATATAAAGTGGATAGTAATCCAGATTATACTTTCGGGATTTGCGATAGTAATGATGCTGATCTTGGGAATTTTTTCTCTAGACCAGTTAAAATACGATCGTATTCTTGGGGAACAGGCACAACATTATTTGAGAACTTTAGGCCATGGGCTGATTATTTTAATAACCCCCGTGTGCTTAATCGTATTTCGAATTATAATTTGCTCCGTGCGAAACTTCATCTTAAATTTGTCATCAATGGCAATGGTTTTCACTATGGGCGCGCTATAGCGTCCTATGTGCCTTTACCAGATGATGATGATTTCGTCACGACGCGATCCTTTTTCCCACAAGACCTTATTGCGGCGTCCCAACGCCCGCACGTGTATTTAGATCCAACACTTTCTCAAGGAGGTGATATGATCCTGCCATTCTTTTGGCAGGAAAATGCCATGAACATTCCGCGTGCGGAATGGACAACCATGGGAGAAGTGTTTATTCAAACAATACAAGGTCTTAAACATGCAAATGGAGCCAGTGACTCCGTCACTATTTCTGTTTTTGCATGGGCCGAAGA